GGGTTATCAAACTCGTCAACAGTGACTGCCGTTGCTGTCTGACCATTTCTTGTGATCTGAAGGACTCTGTATTCATCGGAAATAGGACCAACGATTCTGTTTTCTTCAACCCTTGCCTGAATTTGGTCAGCAGTGGGATCACCAGATGTATCAGGGATAGTAGCAAATGCTTTAGAGATCTTCTGATAATAAATCTCCAGGTCTGTCCTTTCTAAGATGTTAGCAACAGCAGAATAGTCTGCGTTAGGAACTGTGCCATCAGTGATCAGTGTAGACAGACTGTTAAGACCATCAGCAAATTCAAAACAAGTCAGTCTATGGTGAGAGAACTTAGGAGGAATTGTTTCAACACTATCGGGTTTGAAATATACACCTTCTTCAGCACCATCAAAGAAAGAGAACTGCCAGAAGTATGTTCCACCAGTTACCTTAAAGATTGCAGTGCGGGGAGGAACTTGCGATTCGTTGTTAATACCCTTTGCAGCGTATGTCGTAGGATATGGGACATACTTGGGAATAATTTTTGTTCGACGAAGGTCAGTTCCAACCAGAGAACAACCTCTAGGAACAATAATACCACCTTCGACGGAGTTATACTTATATAATACGTTATTAGGAGATGTTAAATCAAGGTTAGAGTTCTCATCAATAGGAGCAACGTTAGTGTAGAGAACTTCACCTGGTCTATTATCAACTACATATTCTGCTGGATACAGCATGATCGAGAAGGCGTCAAATTCATCGTTTGACAGACCTACTCGATACGAAAATCTAGCAACCTCAAGAAATGCTCTTTGCAAAGACTTAAAGGGTCGCAGTGCCGAGTTACCCCTATTGTCGATAGCATCAGAAGCATCAAAGTCATCGGGGTTGACGTAAATAATACGACCCGTGCGGGACGTAATAATATTCTTAAGTCTAGTTAGAGACATTTCTTACGCTGCTTTTTAGTTATTTATTGATGGTCAGACCGCGCCAAATACGCGAAGAGGGAATGCTGTAGAAGCATCTTGGAAACCAACCAAACTGAATACATTGTTTTGAGTTGCACTCTCAACAATCAATCTTTCGCCAGGACCAATGACGATAGAAGTAATCTTATCAATTTCGTTATTACCATTAGTAATATCTTTTGCAAGATAGTTACTAACTTCGACTGCTGTTACTGCAACATCAACACTGCTGACGGTAACAGTCGAACGAGTGGCAGTTGCAGACTTAGGAACATCACGGAAAGTATCTGATCCAGCAAAATCAGCAGAACCAATTCCTTTAACAATAGTCAGAGTTGTGCCACTGTAAGAGTGAACATAACCATAAGGTTCAGAGGTTTGACCAGTTACAGTATAGGTAACATCAGAGAACGTAAATGTATCACTGGAGTTAACCCATGTGCCATCAACATCATACACATAAATCTCATCGTATGTGTAAGTTGAAGAGATACCGATCAAACGATCACTACCACCATATCCAGAGTTTGCTGCTGTTCCTGTAGTTCCTTCGTAATAATACAGTTGAGCAGGTAAGGAAGTGTTAGCAGAAAGATCATACTGAACATAAGCACCACTAGATCCTGCTGTGCCGTTAGTAGTTCTACCCGTTGTATACTCAGCACCATCATCAGAGTTACCTGCGGTGCCATCAGGACCCCACTCACCATTAACGGTAGTAGAGAGACTAAAGTCAAGACCCGACATAGAGGAGTCAGAAACATCGAAACGATATGTTCTGTCACCAAACATGTCAAAACCTTCGCCACCAGATCCAACAGCGCCATCATCAATATACATGCTGAAGCGAGTGGTGCCAGCAGGTTGGAATACAAAATCGTTTGATGCTGTTCCAACACCACCAGAAGAAATGGTTGCAGTTGCACCACCAGTAGAGGTGACGCTATCGCCAGCAGCGAATTCTGTGCCACTTCCGTTCAGTGTAGAGGGTCCAATATAGAGATTGGTTCCACCTTGAGTTGCCAAAACACCATAGACAACAGCAGTAGAGGCGTTAGGCGCTGTTCCTTTACTAATTGTTTCACCAACAGCAAAGGTGCCAGTTGTAGATTCAACAGCGATCTGACGAATAGCAACTGATTTTACATCAATTTCTGTAAATGGGGGAATATAAAAAGACTCAAACTTTGCTGTCTTTTCTCCATCCCCTGAAGTAAGTTTTGTTCCTGCTGCTAAGTTTGCAGCAAGGGGAAAGGGTGTTCCCAAAGCAAATCTATATGCTGTGACTACATCACCCTTATGCAATTTATATGCACCAGAACCATCAACGGTCAGTTTCTGATCGTATGGTTTAATTGCAACATCATATGCAGCACCAGTTCCATCATTGGCGATGGTTAAAACAGCACTAGCCGACTGATCAATCGGCGCAGCATATAATACTGTGTTGGTTGTTCCTGCTGGTTTAGATTGTCCTAAAAGTCCTTGATCAGCCATTGTTTATTAGAATCCTGCGTAAAAGAATTGTTGGAGACGGGTTTGTCCCGTTAAGTTAGCGGCACCAATACCAGCACCAAAGTTAACGTCCTCTAGAGTAACGTTCTCAGTAGAAAGCAGAGTTGCATCTGCATCAGGGAACCTAATGGTTCTTTCTTCAGTGATATTATCTGTCGAGATTGTAATGCTAGGAACAGAACCAATAGCATCTCTTGAGAGTTTTACATCGAGAAGAGTTTTGTTCAACAGACTTTGTGTTGCTCTTTCAAGAACAATCACATTAGTCAGTGCACCATTATTTAGATCATCTGTTGCTGGAAAAGTTAACGTCTCGTTTGTTGATACGTTAATATTATTCAGATCAAAGTTCAATTTTTTAGTGGCATCGGTTGTATCCTGAAGGACTAAACCAGCGACACTTTTGTTTGACAAAACTTGTGTAGCATCTGTGCCAACCAGTGTGATATTAAGGTCGGGCACTGTAATGATTCTATTTGCCGTCAATGCATCAGTGTTAAACTGTGCATATTCATCATCAGTCTCTGCAGTTCCCTGAAGTTTCAGGTTAACCATGGACTTACCTAATGCAATCTGCTCTGCTTTAGTATCAAGTAAAGTAGAGGAAGTTGCTGTAGGTTCAGCGGTTGTAGTGACTGTTCCAGCATCAGGTAAGAAGTAAGAACGACGAGCGTCGTTAGTATCTACCCAGTTAATCTGGAAGATTGCTTCTTCATCACCATCAATAATAACAAAATTATCTTCATCAATAAGAATAGTTTTGTTTCTCAGTGTTTGTTGAGTATCATCACCAACCAACACTGTGCCATTACCAGATGTAATAGCAGGTAATGTCATGATACGAGTATTAGTTCCCGTGCCAACATTACTAACTTCAAAACGTGCTTTCGGTCCCTGAGAATCCTCAAGGATAAATGATCCGTCATCAATAATAAACTGACCAGTTACTTTAACAGCACCTGCGCCCTTTGGAGAAAGAACAATGTCAGTATTATCTCTACTGTCATCTACAGCAGTGACGAATAATGATGCACTAGTATTGCTGTTAACAATACGGGACATATACAATCCACCATCACCAAAGCTAATACCAATTTGATCGTATGCACTTTGGTAGAGACCTGTATCTCGGTCTAGGTCGAAACATAATCCAGGAGCGTCCTTTGTCCCTTGACTAACGCCACGGAACAACTGATTAACCTTTGCCTTTCGGTTAGGAATCAAAGGGTCAGAGACAACCACTGGCAGAATAGCTTCACCCGAAAGGTTAGCATCTGAGATTGTTTCTAACTGAGAGATTTTACGGGTTCCCACGAATAATCACACTATTTGCTACAGGTCTATTTATACAAATTGTCTAGGGGGTAGAGTTCATTGTATCTTAAGAATCTTCTTTTGTTTGGTATCACGTCTAATGATATACATGCATCATTATAAGATTTCCATTCCTCCTGCAATTCAGGAGGAATTACATATTCTTCGTTACTTTCCAACGCCATAATCAGGTGCTTTCAATTCAAGTTTGCGAATATCAGCATGAAGACGCTCAGTTGCATTCTGATGTAACTTTGCGATTGCTGCTTTTGCTTCAGGAGTTTCTTCCCACTCCCAAGTATCGCTACCAATAGTCATTGTTTTTTTAGTCATAATTTTCCTCCAACGATTGCGGACCCGACGACTCGGGAATATTGTTCTAATGTGCCTTCTTGTTCACACTTAAGATGCCACCTAGACATATCAGTAACAACTTTTTCAGTAAGACCAAACAAAAAGTCCTTCCATTCGCCATCAATTTGACGCATACTCTTCCACATAAATCGGGTTTCCATTACACAGAAAGCATCATCAATCAGTTTGGCGTTCTCAGGCACCGTAGTTTTGACTTCTGTTTTGATCATAAAAAGTGTCCTCTGTCGTCTAACCAGTGTAGCATATCTTTTAGTCCTCCGACATGTTCTACACCAATATTGATTTGCGGATATTGGGCATTGACACCAAACTCCATTTCAAACTGTCGCTGACTAAATTGTTTACCAAGAATATACTCTTGGATTTCGATCTGTAAATTTTTGAGTGATCCTAAGAGCATTTTAGTGCGGTCGCACTCCATACTCTCATTGCTGTAAATTACTACTTGCATTTTCTTCCTCTTTTGTCTTGTATTGCCACTCGTCGGTATGCCCAACCGTCCACCATTTGGCTTCGGTTTCCACAGCATAATTCTGTGTGCATACCTTAAAGTCTGGTTGTTTAAGATCTCCTGGGATTAAGGAGTTGTCATGCCAAACGACTCGGTTGTTTGGTTGGGCAGCGAACTGTCCGTTGTCGAGTGCGATGACGTTGAACGATTTATGTTCGGGGTCCAGCTCAGAAAAATTAGTGTCGATAACAGACTGATCTGGATGAGCAGTGTCAATTGTAAATTCATATTCTCCTGGGTGCATTTTTTTATCTTTACCAAAAAATTCACACCGCCCAAGAATAGGTTTCCTGAGCACAGTAATATGATAGTCGAAAGAGTCCCACAATTCAAGAACATCCAATGGCAACTGATCTTCAGGGTCGAAGTCAGTCTTCCATACAAATGCACTCAAAGGTAGTTTATCATACAAAGCACCATATTCAGTGAGAAGTGTCTCAAAATATAATGCTTTTGTCTGGACACTCTTTACAGAGATCCAAATACCAGGTGTAAGTTCGCCATGTCCTTTTTGATGATCATAAAGGAATTCCTTTTTGACATATACAGGATTTGGTGGCAAGGGATGAACTAGAAATGCCATTATGTGTGTGAAGAAAACAATACTTGTTCAACATGACCCTCAACAAAAGTCACCATAGCACTAGGAGTAGGCGCATAATGTGCAGTCCAGTGTGCAGGATATAGTTCCAATTGTTTTGTTATAGGGAAAGGAGAAACTCTACCATGATTTATACTCTTTACAATCTTAAATTTTTCACCAAAGTCTTCAAAATCATACGTTCCAGTATGATCAACTGTCCAAAGATTTCCTCTTGGATCAATCCAGTGATACGACATGAATCCTTCTAGATCCATTGTTCTTAACTCTCTATTCCAAAATCCTGGTCCAAGATCAAAGGTTGAATAGACTGTATCGTAGATCCCTTGCATGTTGTCCGTCATACTGAGATTATTTAGATATTGTTAGATCAAACGCGATGGACATTCTTTCGGAAGGAGTGCTTCTTACATAGTGTGTTACCCACGCAGGATGAATCAGTAACATTCCTTTCTCAGGTCTTACCCATTTTTGCGGTTGATTATACTCATTATAACTCTCAATCAGATCAGGTGCAATGAGATTTTCCATACAACTTAATGGATTGATAAATGTGATCTCAACATCAGATGCTTGAGGATAATATATCGCGACTAAATGACACCCCACATGAGTATGCGGTTTCGTTATATCCTTATGATTACTATAGTTACACCAGGCATATCTGATTTCTAGTTCACCCTTCAGTTCTGTTTTTCTGTGCATATAATTAGCACACTCTACAACTTGTGCTGCCAAAGGTCCTAAAGGCGATGACACATCAATATATTCACCTCTTAAAGAGTGTGCTGCTTCACCATCATCATATATTAAAAACTTTTTACTATATTCTATCAAGGCATCATCATCAACACCTTCTAACATAGTCCACCCCAAGGGTGTAGCAAACATAGGAAAGACATTCATCTTACTGCATTCACACTAATGACAATTCTATTGGATGATTTATTCGGTTGATACATTGATCCGTGGCGTAACCATGAGGGAAAAATGATCAGATCACCATCCATGGGTTCAAAATACCAGTATTCATGCATACCTTCAGATCTAGGATTGTTCTTTTCATCCAGTCTATAATTAAATTCTACATGAGGATTGGGATTTTCAAAGTATAAGTTGTTACTACCTTCAGGACAATTGATAAACATAGCAGCAGATACAAGACTAAATGGATGATTATGCTGCTTGGTTATACTACCCTCCTGTTGAATATTACACCAACTATTGGTCAAACGCAACGAACCAAGACCAACCCTTTTAGTATACTCATTAAGAACTTTAATTAGTTTCTCTTCAATATTTGGAAATTCTTTCAAGATACTATCATTATGCTCTAATGGTCTTTCACTACCACTAGAGCAGACACCACCATCAGTCAACATGTTATGTGGACCCAATGGTGCAGATAAACAATGTTCTTTTAACTGTGCCAACTCATCTGCATTCAGAAACCATCTGCAATGCGTGACTTGTGTTGGAAATAGATTGAAATCAGTTTTGTTCATAACTCCCCTTCCTGGGATCGAACCAGGGACAAATTGATTAACAGTCAACCGCTCTACCGCTGAGCTAAAGAGGAATGGAGGAGGGCGCTGTTTCTAAAATACAGATCTTTTGTATTCCCTCCAATGGAGAATAGGAGACTCGAACTCCTGACTTTCTGCGTGCAAAGCAGATGCTCTACCAACTGAGCTAATTCCCCAGAGAGCCACTCAACGGACTTGAACCGTTGACCTACGGTTTACAAAACCGTTGCTCTATCCAGCTGAGCTAGAGTGGCGTTCTTCTTTAGATGTCTTGAAATAGAGTTTGTAGTATCTCTGCTTCATTTCATCTAGTATAGCATTATCTTCGTCGAATGCCATATATTTAGTCAATTGATACGATCCTTCTAATTCAGAGATAAGTCGAAGGATATTAACTGACTTTCTTGGTAATCCACCATGTGTCCAGTAACTATGATCATTCATTGTTTCAGTGGCCAAGGACCAAAGTAATCTTCTTTATCCATATCCAAATATTGATACAATGCAATATGCAGATGCCAATAACGAAGATACCAATCAGACATTAAACCATACATCGGAAGTTCGTGATAGTCATTTTCATTCTGATGAAGCATTTTGATCAGAGTTTCTTTATCCATAGTATAGGAGCGGGGGGACTTGAACCCCCACGAGATTAATTCTCAACAGATTTTAAGTCTGGTGCGTCTACCGATTCCGCCACGCTCCCATTATAGGTGGGAGGATGAAAAGCACAATATTCATTGAATGTGATTTTCATCTCTTTGTCAGTAAGGTTAGCATTCTTTGCCGCTTTTGGCAAGTTCCATTTAGCATGGAATAGCATTTCCATTGACTGTCGGGTTTCAGGTCTCATCAGGTAATCCAGCGTTTTCTAAAAACTTTTGACGGAATGTTTCAACTTCATCTTGAAGTTCTTCCGAAATAGGTGCAATTTGATTCAAGGGAACCATCATACACGCTTTCCCATCAGGTCGAGTAATCTTCCAACAGACATGCTGAGATTCTGTCAGGTCCATAATGAAATCAAAATGGTCTTCTGCTTGACGCAGGGTGATGCCAATAGGTCCAATCATGCTTCTGCAAAACAATAGGTAATAAGGTCAGGATCAACAGCGTCTTGAATATCAGAGACGGTCTCTGCAAATCCAGCAGCGCCCTCTATGTCCCATTTCCAGTTGACAGTCTTGTCATATCCTTCATTATCTAGGATTTTTACGGAACGCTTTGAAAAGTTGATGAAGATCTGTTCTACAGAACGATCATCCATGGGGTTGCCTCGTGACTACCCCCATATTATAGCACTAGTTCAGGAAAATGGAAAGCCCCTTGAGTGTTAAAGGTGATGCGAGACAAGCTATTGTAATGGGTCCTGCTGTAGCACCAATTGTGATAGGACCAACAACTGCCTTCATATCAATAGGTCCTACAGCGTTTGTGAACAGCATACCACCCGTCGTAACGGTATTAGTGTATCCAGTGGCACCAGAGGTCACTGTAACGGGTCCTGTAGGGTTAGCAACGGTATATCTAGGAACTGCATCACTAGAAGCGCCAGGAGTCATGATAGTTTCACAAGATCCTCCAACGTTTCTTAAAATACCAGACTTTGCTTTAGGAATTGGCGATGGTGGGAAGTTGATGTTCTCAAGTAGAGATGTTGTTGATAGTGTAATCGAGTTATCAGCAGCAATAATTGTTTCAGCACTACCAAGAATAACATTACCCTTACCTTGAATCTGAAAATCACTACTAGTGAACATAGATTTAACTGTGCCGACATTAAATTCAGCACCTTGCAATTCAAACTTAGCGCCAGGAACATTTATATCAACATCAGATCCAAAAGTAATACCATGCTTTTGAATGTCGGAGTCTTTCTCGTTACCATTATCATCAACAATCTTGGGTGATCCTTGTGCATTCATGACAAAAGCACCACCAACTGTGATGTGACAGTCTCCTGTAATATCTAAATGATAGTCTCCATTGATAGTCTGAACCTGATTCTTATCAACCAGTGTGCAATAATCACCGTGAATTTCTTGAGTATAGTTACCAGCGTAATTACTATGGTCTGCAACTAAGTTGCCTTCATTACCACCACTCTGATCTTTTTGTCTTTGCTTATACTTCTCAAGTTCTGCTGCTGTTTCCTCTTCAGATTTACCCGATTTTCTTAATTCTTTCTTGTAAACATATTCAGCATAAGTCTGATCATTTACTTTGAGTGATGTATGAGTCGTTCCATTCTCATTACGACGAATTGTCGTCTCTCTACCAGGTGTGCCAACCCAGAGATCATATGCACCATTTACATAATTCTTAGCAGCAGTAAGATATGGATCTGCTTCATTCAAGATATTATCAATCAATCCACCACCAGAACCGTTATCACCACAACTACCACGACTTCTACCACGAATCTTATTAATCTTCTCAAGATCTTCGGGGGTGCAATGTGTTACACCAAAGAGGGGATACCAACCAACAGTATCTTTACCAGCATTAACCTTACGATTACATCCACCACCAGTGAACTTAAGGAACAATGACATCAATCCAGTCAGACTGGTAAGACCTTTGGTAAACAAATCTGTTCCAGCTTCAAAAATAGCACTACCTGTTTCCCAAGCATCAATAATTTCTTTCGCTTGACCAACACCATCAACAATAGTTTTGACAGTATCAACAATTTTCAGAGCTTGATCAAGAATCTTTTGAACGTTACAGACAATATCATCAATAACTTTTTGAACACCTTGAACAATCATTGCTGCTTGATCAATCAATCCATCAAGGAAACCCTCAACAATAGACAGAACAGATCCAACTGGGTCAGCAATATAACCGAGAAGTTGACTATCAATTACACAAAGTTGACTAAGAATAGTAGTTACTGCCTTCTGCACAGCAGTGAAAACTACAAAAGGAACACCAGTAGCACCACCAAGAAGATTTACTAGTTCTAATTGTTCTGCAAGGTTCGCGAGTTCTTGTCTAATAGCAGCAACAACCTGTGTAAATACAGCGCCAAGGAAGTTTTGCAGTTTCGCGGTGAGTGCTTTTGCAGAGACAATCTTACCAGTGAGCATATCGAGGAAGTCCCCGTCACTATCTGCTTTAATAAGTGTTCCTGCTTGATCAGCAATGTCCTCAATCAGATATCCCAGTTTATATTCTAAGGTTTTCCATGGACCACCAACACCATTAGCAGCAGGGATCGGTTTTTCGGGATCCATAGGTTTGGCAGGATTAGTGCCACCAGAAAGACCAGGTGTAGTTCCCAGATTCTTCGGTGATCCAGGTCCACCTACTTCTGCTTCTTCATCACCAGGGAGTGCAACAGCATTAGTTTTACCCTGTCTTCTAAAACCTTCTTCAGCATTCTTTGCTAATGGTTTATTTGGCGACGAGGGATGCAGTGCTGCATAGTTTACACCTTGCCCTGGTTCCATATTCTCACCAGTGAAAGCAAACTGTTGCTTTGTCTTAGTTTCATCAGACTTCTGAACTCTCAGAACACCAATAACAATAGGCATTTGCGCTTGATCGCCATCCATGAAGAATCCCATGACGATAGCACCAGGTTGCAACTGACCAGAGGATTCACCCTGACCATCATTACCTGCCTGAGAAGTGTGTTGAAGACACGTTGCCCAAGGTAACTTATCTGTAGGTAGATCTGTTGTAGTCTTACCTAATACGTTTGTGTAATATCCAAGGACGCGCACCTTGACACGTCCCAACTTCATCGGATCTTCGTTATCTTCTACTTCACCAACCCACCAGAAAAATCCGTCTTTACCAACGAAATTTACTGTAGGTTCATTTACGATAC